AAGTACTAAAACTCGTATTGAATCTGTTGGATATCAAGAGATGTTACGTCAATATATTAAAGAACAAGCAGAACAATTAGGTATGTTTATACCTGGACTAGAGATAAAAGAGAATCCTCGTACCTCTAAGAATTACAGATTAGAAAGTTTGCAGCCTATCTTTGCAAACAAAAAAGTATACATTCAATCTAATATGCAGGCATTTAAAGACGAGTTGTTGTTGTACCCACGTGGTAAACATGATGATTTACTTGATGGTTTTTTCTATGCAAACAAAAATTGCTATAGACCAGCACATCAACAATCAGAAAAGAAACAACAGCAAGAAGAGTGGTATACAAGGAAAAAAGCTAAGTCTTGGAAGTTATTTTAATAATCCTTGACAAATATAAAAAAAATCCCGTAATTTCACTGTACTACATTTATGGATAAAAACAAGTACTTTCTTAGTTTTAACGATTTTATTAATAAACTAGATACATTAGATAAGGTAGAAGTACCGAAGGGTTATAAACAAATAAATGCCAAAAAAGATTCAAAACAGAGTTCAAAGCACAAGAACGCAAGGAAAAGATGACTTAGAGTTTGTCTTTGATTACAATACTGGTGATGTTAATCAGGTAGAAATACCCGAATCAGTTCAATTAACTAGAGAGCTATTTCACGATTATAAGAGTGCTAGAGAGTTATGGGCTCAAAAATTTCAAGAATCTGTAGAATTTAGAGCAGGTGCACAGTGGACAAATGAAGAACGTGACATACTAGAATCACGTGGTCAAGCACCAATAGTTGTAAATAGGATACACCCTATTGTGGAAACAGCTAAGTCACTACTCACATATAACTCTCCTCAGTTTCGTAGTACGGGTAGAGAAGATTCAGATAGAGATACTGCTAAAGTATTTTCTGATTTATTTCAATATATTTGGCAAATATCATCAGGAGACGAAGAATTAAAACGAACTATTGATGATTACTATGTAGGAGGAATGGGAGTTCTTCAAGTGTATCAAGACCCAGATGCCGATATGGGTAAGGGTGAAGTTTATATAAAGTCTATAAATCCTTTAGATGTGTACATAGACCCTAACTCTAAAGATACGTATGCAAGAGATGCTGCTCATATCTTAATTACATCATATATGACAGACGAACAATCTATGCAAATTTATCCTGAGTTTACTGATATTATTGAAAACTCTGCAATGCATCCAGATGAATCAGATGACTATCCAGTTACTAACTTAGCAGCCACAGAAGGACAATTATTTGCTACTGATGGAACTGAAACTGTACATACTAGAAGACAGTTTATAGAAAGATATACTAGAGAAAGACATTCGTACTATAATTGTTACGAACCTTTTTCTCAACAAGAATTTTTATTTGATTACGAAGAGTATAGTGAATATTTAAATAAAGTTTATATGAAAGTTAAAACAATTAAAGGTGAAGAAATTATACTTTTTGAGGAAGAGTCCGTTGAAGAAATGTATAAAGTTATTGAGTCTACTGGTCCTTTATTTCATTATGAGTTACCAGACCCTCAATACGACCAACAAGGTCAACCTATTCCACAACAACCAATAAGAGTTCCTGGAGAAGAAGATGAAAATTCTATACCAGGTAGTACTACTATTTTAATTCCAATGTCTGTACAAGAGTTAGAAGGTATGGGTGAAATTAATTGTAATGAAATAGAAGAGTGTAGAGTAAAACAAGTTGTTACTGTAGGAGATAAATTGTTGTATGAACGTTTGATGCCTATTGAAAATTATCCTATTATCCCACTTATGAACGTACATCACAGAAACCCGTTTCCTGAGTCTGATGTAAGATTATATAGACCTTTGCAAGAATATATTAATAAAATTCGTTCATTAATAATTGCGCATGCAAGTACAAGTACAAATGTAAAATTGTTAATTCCTAGAGGTTCTGCAGATTTAAATCAAATAGAACAAGAGTGGAGTAAAGCAGGTACTAGTGTTATAGAGTTTGATGCAGAACTAGGTGCACCGATTGTTGCTGGCCCAGTCCCACTACCTAATGAGTTGTATAAAAATGAAGCTGATGCTAAGTATGACTTAGAATATGGCTTTGGTATATTTGAACTTATGCAAGGTAGTGCTAAAAGTGCGCCGTCTACTTATAGAGGAACTTTAGTTGTAGATGAATTTGGCCAGCGTAGAATTAAATCAAGAAGAGATGACATAGAGGGTATGTTAAATCAAGTAGCAAAAGTAGCTATCCCGTTAATACAGCAACTATATACAGAAGAAAAAGTTATTAGACTTATACAGCCTAATGGAGACGAAAAAGAACAAAGATTTAATTATTATAAAGAAATGGAAAACGGAGACGTAAGACGTTTCCACGACCTTGGTGCTGGTAAATATGATGTGGTAGTAATTTCTGGTTCTACTTTACCTACAAATAGAATGGCTCTGTTAAACACTTATATGGAAATGTATAAGATGGGATTAATCGACCAAACAGAAGTATTGAAGAAATCAGAATTAATAGATGTAGATGGTGTATTAGAAAGAAGTGGACAAATGAAACAAATGATGCAACAAATGCAAGCTATGGAACAAGAATTGAAAAAGGTCAAAGGAGACCTGCAAACTGCTTCTCGTGAAGAGATTCATGCTAAGAAGCGTTTAGAAGTAGAAAAATTCAGTGGAGATTTAGATAAAGTATCTAATCGTGCTGATATGGCAACCACGCTTTATAAAGCAAGGTTGAACGATGCAAAACAACAGTTAATGAACTCTAATATGGAAGATGCCGAATCTCAAATTGATATATTTGAGCCTATGCAAGACGATTCAGAGAGTTAACAAGGAGATAAAATGGAAGAAAAAACAATGGACAAAATAGATGAGCAATTAGTAGAAGGCATTACGACTGAGCCAACTATTGATTCGGGAGACATTTTTAACGAAATATTTGGACAAGCACAAGAACAGGTTGCACCTGTTAGCCAACAAGTAGTACAAAATGAACCTGCTGATACTCAGACTATTGAGGAACCAAAGAACGACCCTGACCAGTTTCAATACTGGCAAAGTCAAGCAGATAAACGTGCAGCAGAAGTAGATATGTTGAAATCGCAAATGGCCGAAGTAATGACCAGGGTGAGTCAACCTGCAGAAGCAGCACCAGTAGAGAAGGAAACAGCTTTAGAAAAACCTGTTAAACCATCAAAGCCTGCCGACTTCGACCGTTCTGAAGCTTTAACCGACCCTGATAGTGCATCAGCAAGGTATTTAGCCAAGCAAGAATCTTATTTGGAATCTATGTCAGAGTATGTAGCAACTTCAAATGAAAGAGTCATGCAAACGATGACAAAACAACAACAACAGCAAGAAGCTGTAGCAAGGGACCAAAAGGTGTTAACAGACTTACAGTCTAATTACAACTACACTCCTGAGCAAGCTAATGATTTTGTTGCTCAAATGTCATCACCAGATTCATTATCGTTAGATAATTTGGTGCAACTTCACCAGTTGAAAATGAACAATGGTTCACAACAGGTTACACAGATAACCCCAGAAGCTCAACAGAAAGCTGCAGTGATGAATCAACGTAATGAAAAGCTAAGTATACCGAAACCTATCGGAGTCCAGGCAGGAGCTAGTGACCAGTCGCCAACTAAAAACATAGAAGATAAAATGATGGATTCAATGATTGGAAATTTCAATAAACGCAATCCATTTTAATTAAGGAGAAGGCAAAATGGCACAAGACACAAACGGAGTATTCTCACCTAGTATTGGTGTAACACCACAAGGTGTTTCTATTAACGATACTAGAAGAGTATTCAATTTCGGTGAAAGAGTAGCTGAATTAAATCCAGCTGCTTCGCCTTTCTTCGCATACTTATCTAAAATTGCTAAGAAACCTACAGATGACCCTGTATTTAAATTCTTAGAAAAAAGACATCAATGGCAACGTAGAAACTTTTTTGTAGACGGCTTAATTGAGCATGCTGCAGGAGGAAGTCCTACACAAGCTACTTTTAACTTAGTTAAAGCAGACGACCAAATTGATGTAGATTACGATATTTATGGAAGAAAAGCAGGAGGACCCTATAAGGCAGAATTCGTAACAGCAGGACAGATGATTGCAATCGAAGGATTGTTAGACGCTGCAGCTGGTGCAGGTTCCGATAAAAACCTTATAGTGTACTATAGAGTAACAGACTCAGTTCAAAACTCAGCAGACACAGGCTTATCAGCTGAATTTGTTAAAGCTATTGAAACTGGTGTTGAAAACGGCGTAATGGACGTAACAACACTAGCAAGTGGAGACAAAATTGTACACGCAGACAATGTAAAGGGCCAAGTAATTGGTTCTGCATGGGCTGAAGGTGATACAGCACCTGATGGATGGAAAGATGAGTTTTATACAAGAGAAGGATATTGTCAGATATTTAAAACTGCAGTACCTCTATTCTCTGGTACATCTTTAGCTACACGCTACAGAGGTGACGCAAACGAATACATGAGAGTATATCAAGAGAAACTTATGGAACATAAGATGGATATTGAGAATGCTTTACTATTCGGTTACGGTGAGGTGAATGAAAGTTCAACAGCACAACAAAGAAAAACATGGGGTATCTTACCTTTTACAGAAGTATACGGAAAAGTCAAAAGCTTTACTTATGCTTCATCAGGGTACGATGACTTCGTAGATGCTATGTCAGATATTTTTGATGCAGAATCTGGTGCAGGTGGTAGTAAAATGGTACTTGCTTCACGTTCAATCATGAACTGGCTTAACAAACTTGGTGGTACTTCTTTCTTAGGAAATACTATGGCATCAGGAGTAGGAACATCTGCAGCAGGTGTACCAACATCCTCACCATACGGTGTTTCTTTAGATAAAGGACAATCACTATTTAATGGTGTTAACGTAACACAAGTAGATACCTTATACGGTACTCTTAACTTTGTTATGGAACCACTATTAAGAGGTCCTTGGGCAAACCACGCTATTGTTGTTGATTTAAACAACGTAGCTTACAGACCACTAGCTGGTAATGGTGAGTCAAGAGATACTCAAATATTAACTAACATCCAAAATAACGATGTAGACGGAAGAAAGGACATGATTCTTACAGAAGCAGGTCTTGAAATTCAACTTCCTGAAACACACGCTATCTTGAAATTTAGCTAATAGTTGAATACGGGGGAGTTGCAATATACTCCCCCAAAGAATTTTAAACTAAAAAGGAGAATACAATGGCAAATCCAGCAGTATTATTAAGAGGTGCAAAGATGTTATCTAAAACACCTATGGGTAAAGCAGCAACAAAGAAAGTGGTAAATGTTTTAAGAGGAATAAGAAAACAAGGTAAATTGATTCCATCAAAATATAAACAGGGCGGTAAAGGACCAGGAGCTACTACTAGAACTACGAAACCTGCAGAAGTAAGCAAGTCTTACGGTCAACAGCAAACAAGTACAAATAATTTGATGAGAGACCCAATGACAAAGAAGATGGATGCAACTAAATTATATAAAAAAGTAAAGTAAATGAGTATTAAAACACAAATAGAAGCATACACTGGTGACATAGATAGTCCAGACATTACTGCACAAGCAACCCAATTTGCAAAAGACGGTGTAAGATATATTTATTCTGTAGTGTTGACTAACCCTGAAATGGGAGAAAGATTGTCAGCTAATACAAACTTAAATACTGCATCACCAACATTGCCACTGACAAATGTAATGTCATTAGATTACGTTCTTAGAAATGACGGTGCTATTGATAGACCTTGTATTGAGGGCGAACCTTCTATGGCAGGAGCATATCTTGACCCAGATAGTTTACATAGAGGAACTATAACTAGTCCTGTATACTACATTAAAAATAATGTATTAACTATTGTACCTGCACCTGTAGATGCACAACTTGGTAAAGTAGGGAGTGTAACACCAGATACCACATTTACTTTAGATAATGAATACACTGCTTTAACAGGATTATTACCAGAACTGTATGTAGGTGTTACATTGTATGCAGCAGGAATGGTATTACTAACTAAAATGAATGCTATTGGAAAACCTACAGATATAAATTTAACAACTATTGCAGCTTCTGCTAGTGTTGATACAGAGGGTGATAGAGTAGATATTACTAAATGGTTTAACATTGTTGGTGATTATATACAAGATGAAGATGTGGAACTAGCATCTGCTTATTTGTCAAAGATAAATGCATATTTACAAAATTATCAAATGGAATTAGCTGGAGACCAATCACAATACCAACAGTATGAATCTCAATACGTGAAAGTTAGTCAGTCCTTAATTGCATTTTTAGAACCTTACATGGGTGGAGCTTAGTTATGAAATTACAACGAATGATAGATATGGTTAAAAAACATCATCCAGAACTTGGTAATGTTGAAATTATTGAAATGTTAAATCAAGCATCTGATGAGTTTTGTCAAAGAACTTTATTGTTAGATGAAGCTACACAATTTACTACAGTAGCTGGACAAAGATATTACGGATTAAAAGATGGTATATTAGAAATTAAATCGGTTGACTTGCAAGACGAAAGTGGTAACCATGTTACTATAAAGCGTTTATCAGGAAGACCAAAGTATAGGGATATAGACTAATGTCAAATAATTATTCAAGAGTATATAATAAATCGACAAAAGAAAATGTATGGTGGATTGAAAGAGATTCTATAGGATTAGCTTTATATGACCCGTTAGCAAGCGAAGTTAAAAGATTTACTAGTTTAGCATCTGCTTTAACAGTAACACTATTTTACCATAAAAAAGCAGACCATTTTGGTAGACAAATAGCATTAGATGGTACAGTTACTGACACTACCAACGCTTCTAACTTGATGGATGAAACAAATGATTTGCCAGAACAATTTCATCAATACTTAGTAGATAAAGTTATACAATCTGGATATGAACAAAAACCAGAGATGATTCAGTTAGCAGGATACTTTGAAAGAAAATTTGAAAAAGGAATTAAAGAAGGTAAGACTTATAAGAATAGAAATAGAATTAGTGGAACTAGACACGTAAGGCAGTCTAGTTACTAATGGCTAAAACATGGAGAACAGGAGAGTTTGGATTAACTTCGTTTGATAATCATAGTTTATTATTTGACGAATTAATACAGCACTTTAATGATAACATAAATGAGAATTTCTCAGACATCGCTATTTTATCTGACATTGGTACTCAAGACATGGGAGTTATTTCTGATGTTAGTACAACAGATATGGGTAAAGACAATACAGGTTATAATGATATTGCCTTATCAGGTAGTAATATATATACCGATATTGCTAAGTCTGCTACACCAGTTTCTGGTTACGAAGATAGGATAAAAAATACATAGGAGATAATTATGGGTGGAAGTTTAACTAGTCCAAATAAGATTAAAGATGTATATAAAAAATTAGTTTTTTATGATGATAATAAATTAAAAACAGACAATGGAACTGCTGACGTTATTATAACTAATGCAGATAATTTCTCGTCAGATATTGTAGCAGGAACAGGAATTTCTACAGCAGAATCTGGTGGACAAACAACAATAAGTGTAAAAGACGCAGATGTTCTTTTGCAAAACGAAAACATAGATGGTGGCGAATACACTGTTTAAAAAGGGGATAAAATGGCTAATATTTTACAAATAAAAAAGAATGCATGGAACACTGTTTCTGCTGGAGCTCCAACTGCCGATACATTAGCTTTTGGTGAATTAGCTTGGGATACAGCTGGAAAAACACTATACATTGGAAGACAAACAGATAATGGTGGTACTACAGAAACAGTTAGAGTTATGCCTAACGCTTCAAGTAGTGCAGTTGGTGTAGCAAAGTTTAGTACTAACAATTTTGTAGTTTCAGCACAAGCTGATGTACAAATTAAAACATATGGTATTGCTAGAGATGAGATAGCTTTAGATGCTATTGATGGAACTAGAATTGCAGATGATGCAGTAGCTAGTGAGCATATTGCTGATAATGCAGTAGCTTTAGGAACGCAAACAACTGGTAATTATGCAGGAACAATAACAGGTACAACAAATGAAATTGAAGTAACTGGTTCTGCTGGAGAAGGTACTGCTTATACTATTGGACTGCCGAATGATGTAACTATTGCTGGTAACTTAACTGTTCAAGGAGATACAGTAACATTAAATACTGGTACTTTAACAGTAGAAGACAAGAACATAGTTGTTGCTAAAAACATAACAGCAAACCCTGCAACAGATTTAGGAGTAAATGGAGCAGGACTAACTATAGGTGCTAATGCATCTGCTCCAAGTTTAACTTGGATAAATAATGATGGTACAGATAGATTTCAATTTAATAAACCTGTTAGACTTACAATAGAAAACAATGTAGACACTGGTTCTGTTTTAGATTTTGGTATATACGCTAACTAATTATGGCTAATAAGTTTTTAATTAAGAGAGGTGATGAATCACCTAATGATTCAACAATAGATAATTATGAATTAGTTTATAATTACACTGATAACGAATTATGGACAAAGCATAATGGTTCTGTTGTTAAAATATCAAGTGGTACTAACGGTACGGTTACTAATGTAGTAGCTGGTAATGGATTAACTGGTGGTGGTCAAACTACTGCTACTTTAGCTTTGGACTTTAGCCAACTTACAGATATGACTGGAAATATTTCTGGTACTACTGAATTTATATTACAAAATGGAACAGTAGAGTCACGTAAAGCAGCTAGTGAAATAAAACTTACTGCTTTTGATGCAACAGGATTTAGTATTTCGGGTGCAGTAGACACAAGCGGTACACCAATAGCTCAAGAATACGCTAGATTTACAGATGCTAATACTGTAGAAGGTAGAAGTGCTGCTGGTGTAAGAACTGATTTAGGTCTTGTTGTTGGTACTAATGTTCAAGCACAAGATGATTTATTACAAAATATAGCAGACTTTCCTACAAGCAGTTCTAGTAATGATGGTAAAGTAGTTACATATCAAGATTCAAATGGTTCGTTAGTATTGTCAACGCCATCAGCTGGTACAATCACAAGCGTTACTGGAATGACTGATAACAACGTACTAACTGCAAGTGGTAGCACTACTATTAGTGGTGAAGGCAGTCTTACTTTTAATGGTAGTCATTTAAAACTATTAGTAGATGGTGGTAAATTTTTAGCAGGAGCTAACGAAGATGCTTACTTTATGCATTCTGGTTCTCACGGATGGCTAAATAACAGTACTGGTAATTTATATATCAGAAATCAAACTGACGATGGTCAAATCATAATGCAAACCGATGATGGTACTGGTAATACTACTACCTATATGAGTTTAAAGGGTAACGAGCAATTAATTAGATTTTTAAAAAGTACTAGACACAATGATGGTGTTGTAGGACAATTTGGTACTAGTGCTGATTTAAGAATTTATCACAATGCTAATGGTAATAGTAATATAGAAAATCATAGTGCAGATTTATATTTTACAGAATACACAGATGATGGAAGTATTTATTTTAGAAGTGATAATGGTTCAAGTGGAGTAGCGAATTATTTACAAATAGATGGCAATACTACAAATTTATTATTAACACCTCCCAGCAATATTACAAGAATTGCAAACGATGGGGGTGCATCTGATGAACCTAAATTACAACTTTATAGAAATAATGCAGCTTATGGACAAGTACATTATGAACCAGGTGGTGGAAGTCCTTCAGGTTTACATCTTACAGATTTTAGAGATGATGCTAATAGTCATATAATTTTTAACACTCGTGGTGACAATGAAAGAATGCGAATTGAATCGGATGGAAAAGTCGGAATAGGAGTTGTATCACCACAACAAAAACTTCATATATTTCAAACTGAAGGTGGAGTTGGTGCAAAACACGCAACAATTAGATTAGGTGGATATTCTACAGTTGGTGCTGAAATAGCAGCATATAGACATACTGGAAATAGTAATGACCAAGGATTAATATTTTCAACTTATCATAACACTAATGGAACAACCGATACAATGACCTTAGATAGTAATGGCTTAGTCGGTATAGGAACTGCATCACCAAGTTCTAAATTAGAAGTTTCTCATGTACAAAATGCAGAAAGTCTTTTAACACTGCATAACAATAGACAAGATGCTAGCAATGTACCAATATTTGGAATAGCAGGTAAACAAAGTGGTACTATTGTTGGTAAGATGTCATTTTATAGAGGTGGTGGTGGTAATAGTGGATATATAACATTTTCTACTAAAGTAGATAATTCTACTGCTTTATCTGAAAAAATGAGATTAGATGGTGCGGGAAGATTAGGTATAGGAATAACAGACCCTTGGTCTGCTACTGTTTTAGACTTGGGTGCTACTAGCAATAATATGCGTACTGGTAATAAAATATATTTTTATGACAGTAATAAGTATATTGGTAGAAATGGTAGTGATATACAATATTATAACAATCACGGTAATCATAGATTTTATAAAAGTACTACAGAGATAGCACGTATAGATAGTATTCGTTTAAATTTATATGGAACTGGTTCTAGTGAGGGTGGAGAGATAGCATTTCATCCTGGTACGAGTGGTTCATATTCAACTGTTTTTTATTTAGATAGTTTTCAAAACAAATTAAGAGTTCATTCTGGAGGAGTAGAAAGATTTTCTGTAAATACAAGTGGGGTTTTTGATATACCTGGTTCTTTAACATTAGGTACAGCATTAGCAATAGCAGAAGGTGGTACTGGTGCTACAAGTGCACACAACGCAAGAATTGGTTTAGGATTAGGTACTTTAGCAACATTAAGTCAAGTAGACGCAGCAACAATAGCAGACAATGAAGTAGGTGCAGATGAGTTAACTGTATCAGGTGATGGTACTAATGGACAATATTTAGCATCAAACGGTTCTGGTGGATTTAATTGGATTTCACCAGTATCTAATTCTAACGCTTCAACATTAGATACTTTAGATTCAACACAATTTTTAAGAAGTGATACTGGAGATACAGCTGCTGGTAATATTACATTTACTGGTAAATTATTAGGAAATACTCTTACGACAGCTATATTAAATGGAACTAATGTTAGTAATGTAAATGACGGATTTACAAATGATATAGCAACAAGTAAAAATTCTGGATTACAACCCTTTAGATACAGTAACAATTCTACAAATACTCCATTAGGTGGTGGTAGCTCAATGGCTAACAATGCTAATTGGGGATTAAGTTTATATTCACATCAGACTGGTGGTGGTGGTAATTACGGATTGCAAATGTCTGGTGGAGATAATGATAATCAATTATTTTTTATAAGACGAGTAACTAATGGTAGTTTTGGTAGTTGGTTTGAGATGTGGCATAGTGGTAACGATGGAAGTGGAAGTGGATTAGACGCTGATTTGTTAGACGGAATACAAGCATCTGGATTTACAAGAGCTGGAGTTGAATCTGGAACACCTAATACTGCTGCGAATAAAACTACCTTTACTTGTAATGATGCTATAGAAACAAGTTCTGGAAATCAATCTGGACTACAAGTATGGCAAGATACATCTGGAGCAGACGCATTTATGACATTTCACGTTGCTGGAGATTATGCTGGATATTTTGGATTAGACGGCTCAACTAATGATTTATCTTGGGGTGGTTGGAGTAATGGTAATGGCAATAAATATAGAGTATTTCACGCTGGTAATTCTACTAACATAACTTCGGTTGGAACTATTAATACTGGAGTATGGAATGGTACAGCTATAGCAAGTGCATACCTAGATGCAGATACTGCACATTTATCTACTACTCAAACCTTTACTGGTGCTAAAACATTTGGTACTCAAACTTGGAACGGACATATTACTTGGAACAATGGTATGAATATTGGAGTAGCTGGAGAATCAAGTATTGATGTATCGGGTAGTGGATATTTTCAAGTATGGGATTCAGGAACTGGTTCTCCATTTCTTAAATGCGATGTAGGACAACAAGTAGAAATAGGACAAGCTGGTTCAAGAGGATTAAAAGTTCACGGAAATAGTTTTATAAATGGACAATTACGAGGTGGATTTGGTGCTCAATCAACTAGCGGAACAACAGACTGGAATCATAGCACAAACGCAAGAAGTGGTAATGGACATACATTATTATTATCAACGCATACTAACGGACCAGGAACAACAACTGTAAATGCTACAAATAATCATTATTATCATTTATTAAATTTTGAATATGCTGGATATGACAATGATGGCAATATGACACAATTAGCTTTTCCTTACTCTATGGCAAATAATGACGGAGCAAGACCAGTTATAAGAACTAGATATGGTGG